CGACTGACGCCAACGGCGGAGTTCAAGAATATCTTTTCCTAACCCTTCCGGTTTTACCAACCGCGCCACCAGCATGAGCGAATCAGTTTCAGTAACCGTCACTCAAGTTCCCAACAATGTTTCTGTCGCGGCCACTCAATCGCGGGATATTGTTGGTGTAAATGTCTATCAAGGAGGTTCCGTCACTAATGAAAACGTTGGCGCAGTTCTAACCGCAGCGACAGCGAAGACGACTCCGATTGACGCGGACACGATCCCATTGACCGACTCGGCAGCATCCAACGCGCTGAAGAAGGTCACATGGGCGAACATCAAGGCGACTCTGGCAAGCTATTTTGGAACGGTTTATGCGGCATTAGTCCACACTCATGTCAGTGCCAATATCACCGACGCAACCAGCGCAGCGACGGCGAACAAGATCGTCCTGCGGAATACAGTAGGCGGCGCAAAATTTGCGAACGTTTCTGGAAATGCTGTTGAGGGAGTTGCATCAGCTAATGGAAACGGAGGACTTTTTGAGAGCGATAGCGGCAGCGGTGTTGTTGGAGCGAGTAATTCTGGAAGTGGTGGTAATTTCTCAACAAGCAGCGGAGTTGCTGGCAGCTTCTCTGCGTCTGGAGGAATCATAATGGAGTTTTCTAATAATATTGATGGTGTAGTTGGAACTATCGCATATAACGGCGCAATCTCCACACTTAGCCCAAACGCATACATCCAGTCTCGCACCACCTTTAAACTTTACGACGGCACTTATACTACCACGCTTTCCCACAGTCCGACCGCCGATCGCGCCTTTGCATTCCCAGACGTCGCCGACGGCACAGTCGCCCTGACTACCTCAAACGTCGCCACGGCAACCGCGCTGGCTACCTCACGGAATATCTTCGGACTTGCCTTTGACGGAACTGCAAACGTCAGCGGCGATGCTACCAACACCGGACACTTTGCCAGCATTCCGACAGGAGGTGCGGCTGGGCATTTTGTCATGCTGCAAGGCACTGCTCCGACGCTTGTAGCAGGACGCACTGCAATTTATGGTGCCACAGGTGGATTCGGGATCAAAGACGGAACTGGCACAGCGCGGACAGTTTCTCTGTCTGGCGATCTTTCGCTTGCGAATAATCTGACGACGAGCGGCAACTTTGCGCTGACTCTGACGACGACGGCATCAACCAATGTCACACTGCCGACGAGCGGAACATTGGCAACACTGACAGGCACGGAAACCCTGACGAACAAGACGCTCACAAGTCCGACGCTGACAACTCCAACACTCGGCACACCTTCTGGTGGCACTCTTACAAGCTGCACAGGTCTTCCGATCAGCGGACTAACAGCATCCACCACGCTTGCACTTGGCGTCGGCAGCATTGAGCTAGGCCACGCTACTGATACTACAATTTCCCGCGTGTCCGCAGGTCGAATCGCAGTCGAGGGGGTCAACGTCGTGACGACATCGAGCACAGATACGTTGACGAACAAGACATTAACGAGTCCGACATTAACGACTCCAACACTCGGCACGCCAAGCTCGGGAACGCTGACAAACGCAACAGGGCTTCCGATCTCAACTGGCGTCTCTGGACTCGGAACCGGAGTGGCAACCTTCCTCGCTACGCCATCAAGCGCGAATCTCGCCGCAGCATTGACTGATGAAATAGGCAGCGGCTCCGTAGTATTTGAAACCGAGTTCCAAAGAAAAGTTGCCACTTCGGATCTTACCATCAGCAGCGGAACCCAGAACGATACTACTTTAACGGTCAATGTTGTAGCTGGAGGTATCTACAAGATAAGCATGTGGGCGAAGTTGAAAGCCACTGGCACAGCTGCACCAAATGGGAATCTAGCAGGAACATGCTCCCTTGTAGCTGCTAAACAATCCTTTATCTACGAACGTGTGGGATACAATACTGAAAGCGTAGTTCAAGTCGCTTATCCCACCGCTTACGCAAGTTATTCATGCTACAATGTAGGAGCGGGCGGAACCCAAGGGGCAGGGTTTCGCGGCACACTAACAGCCGAAACCTCTGGAACTTTGTATTTGTATTTCTACATTGAATCAGGATCAGGAACAGTATCCCGCCTAGCAGGATCATTCCTTGAAGTAGTAAGGGTCAACTAAAAGCAGATACCGTAATTTCCTAACCACCATGACACCATATCAAATTTGTATTTGTAACAATGAAGACGGCACTTTTAAGGGTGCCTATGTTATCGAAACGCCCGATTCGCAACCTCGTCCACTCAACCCCGAAGACTGGCCAAGAAACATCGACGGGATAAATTTCGGCGCGCTCGCAAAAGTCGTCGAACTGGAAATCGACCTCGCTGCCAAGAATGCTTTGATCGACTCTGCCAAGGACGCGATCAAATCCGCCATCGCAGACGCCAATCTCGATGACGCCGCCACGGTTTCAGCCATCGAGCAAGTTTTTGCCGCTGCCGAATTACCTTCCGTGGAGAAACGCAAACTCGAAATCGCGGCGGAAATCGCTGCCAAACAAGCCGAACTAGAAGCACTATGAAGAATCTAAAAACAACCATCGCCGGGGTCATTACTGCTGCGCTCGTAGCACTGACCAACATCCTCCAGAACGGAGCAAAACTGGAAGACTGGAAGACCTGGGTAGTTCCGGTTGCCATCGCCGTCATGGGTTACGTCTCAAAAGACTTCAACGCCACAGGAAAGCCATGAGAACACTTGCTTACCTCGCCGCAGCATTCGCGCTCGTATGGTCGCTCTCGTCCTGCGCTCCATCGACCACGATCACCGAAACGCTGCTAGACGGCACCGTTCGGAAGACCGAGATCAAAGGTGGGATCGACCCGTCCGCGGTGCCGCTCGCCGGCCTAGCGGTCCGCACATACGCCACCATTCACTCCGAGAAATGATCCTCGTCCAATGGGTGCTGACAATCATCTACGTCCTCTGGGATGTGTTGACCTACCGTCCAGAAGGTAACGATGACACGCCATGAACTCGACCAGCATCGGAAAAATCGAAGGATGTGACATTCGGCTTGAGCAATCAGCGACCGGGCAAGAGCGAGCCTGGTGGACGGCAAAGGCCGCGATTGATTGCGATGGAGGAAGCAATCCACATCACGATCCATGCTGGCAACCGGACACAACGCTGCGCTTCAATGGCCACTCGATCGATGCAGACGTGGTCCCGTTTATTGTGGTCCCTCCGCTCATCATCCAGCGCACTAGAGGCGTAGTGATGGGCTGCAAAGCGCGAGCCAGCTATCGAGGCCGATCAGTTGATTGCGTAGTGGCCGACATTGGACCGCGCCGGAAGATTGGAGAGCTATCGCCAGCCGCAGCACAAGCCATCGGACTCGACCCGAATCCGAACCATGGAGGAACGGATTCGCATGAAGTGACGTATGAGATTTTTCCGAGCGTTCCGGCGACCGTCAACGGCACCACCTACAATCTGCAACCGGCATGAATGAAGATCAGCTCACGGTTGGGTCGAAGATTGTAATGGGAATTTGCGGAATGACCGTAAATGCGCTTGCAGTGCTGACCAGCATGCAGGAGCAGATAGAGTGGGGGATGAGAATCTTTTCGCTGGTCGTCGGTATCACAGTCGGATTTTTAACAATCTGGAGTCTTCTCAAGAAAAAGCCAAAATGAAAGTTTACATGATCTCACACGAAGAAATGGAAACGCTCCACTCTCTTCGCGGATGGCTCAGTGACATCATTAAGACCGGAAAGCTCGCCAAGTCTCAACAACACTCGGCGGCTGACTTTGCCATCGACCTTAGCGAGCTTCTAGAAGGAGCGATGTGCGCGGAAATTACGCCTAATGATACCTGATCACGTCACAATCGGCGGCAAGCGCATTGAGGTCATCGAGGATCTGGACCTCGCTGAATACGGAACTTTTAGCCCTGACGAGTGGATCATTCGACTGGGTCCGTCGGCCAAGATCAACCCGCTCGAAACCCTTCGCCATGAAATGATTCATGCTTGCTTTGCCGTCGCTGGCCTGTCACACCTCAAACGATTTGAAGAGGAAGCGGTGGTCCGCTGCCTCGACAATCTCTTGTTCCCAGCATTGGAATCACTCAAAACCAACGAATGACATGGACAATACTCAACGCATTCAAAATTCAATCAATCGGAATCCGTCTTTGCCGAATTACCGAATTGCCGGTAATCTCGCTGTCCCAGCGAAAGAGGTCGCCAAGGTCCGCGCTGAAATGGGACATGTTCCAACGGCACCACAGCAGGATCAAGGCTTGATTCTGAGCAAGCTTAGAGTCCTACCACGGCGTCCAACAGAATCGGCTGCGAAATACATCAAGCGTCTTCCGCTTGGTCGCGGTTTTGATGTCAGAAAACTTTCGCAAGAATGGGGCATGGGCGAGGAAACAATCCGCCGCCACGCAAAAGACCTTTGTTGCCTAAAATATGTAGAGGTCGAACCTGATGAGTGGGTGCCGGTCGTGATGAACCCCGAAACTGCCAAGCAATATGTCTGAAGGAATCAATCTATCCTCCATGCGCGTCTCGGACAACGACGCCATCTCGGAAGTGACCAAGGCTCGCGCTGCGCTCTCGAAGCTCAAGCAGGAGCTTGTGGCGGTCACCAAGGACCGAGACGAGTTGCTGGTTGAATACGGCGACTTGCAAAAGGCTCGATACGCTGGCAACGCATCAAGGACAAAACCGAAACCTGCAAAGGATGATTTTGTCCGCATCATTGCCAACGATGTTCACGGCCAAATGATGGACCGCCAGGCCGTCGAAGCGTTCCTTGGCGACCTGCGCGACTGGAATCCAGATGAGATCGTGCTAAACGGCGACATCATTGAGTGTGGTGGATTCTTGGCTGCTCACCATGTCCTCGGTTACGTTTCGCAAACCGAATACTCATGGCAGGAAGACATCGCTGCCGGGAACTGGTTTCTCGACGAGGTGCAAAAGGCCGCACCGAGAGCGGTAATCCATTACATCGAAGGAAACCACGAAGACCGGGTGGAGCGTTGGATTGTTGACCAGACGATGCGCCACACGCGCGACTCGACGTTTTTGCGGGAACTGATCTCTCCGAAGATCCTCCTGCGCCTTGAGGAGCGCGGAATCCACTATTACGGGCGCGGTGAGCATCACATTCAAGGTCTTCCGCCGGGCTGGATCAAACTTGGGAAAATCTTTTTCGTCCACGAACTAGGCGGAGGCAAAAATGCTGCCGCTTCCGCTGCCGGTAAAACGGCCGGCAATGTCGTGTTTGCCCATACTCACCAAGAGGACTCGGCCACGATGGTGCTGCCGGGCGTCGGCCTGATCAAGGCGTGGAATCCCGGTTGCCTTTGCCAACGCGCACCTCTCTGGAGGCATTCAAATCCTACCAACTGGTCACACGGCTACGCGGTGCAATTCGTGGCCAAGAGCGAGCAATTCCTGCACTTGAATATTTCGATCTGGGAGGGCAAGTCTCTCGTCGGATCGCTTCACGGTCGGATCAAGGGTTGATTTTAGCGGCACATTTCCGCGGTCGCTAAGCCGTCTCGGGCAACCGAGGCGGCTTTTTTCTTGGCAAAATTCACCTTCGCCAAAAAAATCTTTCCCTACTGCCACAAGGGATTGCGGGCTTTTTTTGCCATCCTTGTAAATTTTCCGTTTACAACCTGTAAACGTCGGATAGGGTCTTCTCAGTTGCAGCAAGCAACGCCAACCGACCAACAAAATGAACGCTCCGAAAATCATCAAGACCTCTACTCCTAAGTCCTGCCAGCTTCCAAACGGAAAAGCAGGAATTGAGTGCGTGGTTACTTACTCAAGTGGCGAATCAAAGCTAGTGCAGTTTAAGAACTTCGCGGAGCTTTCTGCTGCTCAGTCCGCCAACTAACCTTCCCAACCTCTCCCGCGCTTTTCCTTGGTCGGTTGACCTAGGGAGGCGCGGGATTCAAAAACCGCCACCATGACCGCACTCCTCTACCGCTCACCCGCAGGTTGGAACCTGATGCTCGCATTTAGCGACGTTCGCACCGGCTTTTCATCGACCGCATCCGCTCGCCGATACGCTGCCTCTGAGGGCATCAAGGTCCGCCGCTCACCCAAACTAGACTACTAATGCAAATAAACACACGCGCTCGCACAGGACAATCTCTGAGCCTAAATCGTCGTCGTCCATCAACTCGCTGGCATTACGCCGCCGCTGCAATCGGATGCTTTACCGGTGCCATCCTGATTTTGCTAGCCATCGCCACACGATAATGTCCGCCAAACTACCCGCCCGAGCCATGATCCAGGTGGCCGAAAAAACTCACGAACGGGTGCGCCGGGAAGCACTCAAGCGGCAGCTTCCGGTTTACGCGGTCGCAACGTTGCTACTCGACCACGCTCTCGACAGCCTCAAAGCTGGCGAGGTCAAACTTACCGGCCCGACCATTGAAACGCCATGAACAAGACATTGCATAAAAGGAACCAAAGAAAACTGATGACTCAATACGAAATTTGCACACTGTCCGTGATCGTCAAAGAAAAAGGCAAACCGATTTACGACCAACAAGCCACTGTAATTGAAATGACCGATGAAGCAGCTGGACCATTTATCAGGTTGAAGCAGTGCAACGACGACTCTAAAATCGGAGAAGTCCAATTTGATCCGGCTGAATGGACCACAATTAAACAAGCTGTCGAGACGATGATCAGGATTTGCGACGATGAACAACAAAATAGCTACGATAATGACAACTGACAACCTATTCGACATTCCAGAGTCGCCATCTCCTCGTCTCCAGTGGATGCGCGACAACCTCATTTCTATCATTCCGATGGCTCCTCAAGCGGATGCTCCAAGTCTTCCGAAGTTTATCGCCACGAAAACGGTAATCGGCACTGGAGACACTGAGAATGCCGCTTTTGACGACCTGTTGGAAAAGCTGCAATGCGGATTAAATCTTAAACTCTGGAACGAGTGAATCCATCATACATCACTCCAGTGTTCGCGCTTGCCGGATTTGCTTTATTCAATCTCCAAGTCCTGCGCGAATATTACCGGCGCGAAATCGAAAAATCGACCGCGCTCGACCACGCTTCCAAAGTTTTTCCACACACGAACGAAACCAAAAAAGCATACCAGAAACGACCATGAGCAACGACCTAAAAACACTGATCAATTCCGACGCGATGCGCGATCAATTCGCTCGCGCCTTACCTAAGCACCTCACTGCCGAACGCTTTTCCCGAGTTGCAATCACAGCTCTGACGCGCACTCCGAAGCTCCAGGACTGCACGCCAGCGAGCCTAATGAAGTGCCTCCTTGATCTGTCCGCAATGGGCCTTGAGCCGGATGGACGGCGAGCGCATTTGATCCCCTACGGCACCGAGGCAACTCTGATCATCGACTATAAAGGCTTGATCGAGCTAATCCGCCGATCAGGTGACGTGGTTTCGATCCGAGCTGAAACGGTCTGCGAACGGGACGACTTTTCATGGTCTAATGGCGAAGTGACTCACGCTGTCAACTGGCGCGAGGATCGAGGTGAGATCCAGGCTGTCTATGCTGTGGCCGTGATGAAGAGCGGGGAAAAGCAGACGGCAGTGATGACAACGAAAGAGGTCGAGGCAATTCGCAGCCGGTCACGATCCGGCAACAATGGGCCATGGAAAACCGACTGGGCGGAAATGGCAAAAAAGACTGCCGTTCGGCGCCTCTCGAAGATGCTCCCGATTTCCAGCGAGATCATGCGCCACGTCGAGCGTGATGACGATCAGTTTACCATGCGAAACGTGACGCCATCGGTGCCATCATTTGCACTGCCGAAAGCGATTGAGACAACGCCTGAGATCGAAAACCTTAACGCAAAAAGTGACGGATCACCATGAGCGAGGACACGGCCAGTCAATCACGCAGGACTTCACCGCTCATGGTGATTCCCTGTCCACTGTCTTGTTGTGCTTCTTCGACGCTGCGGCCAGGATACGGAGCCAATGCGATTGCTGCCACTCAGGCGGCATCCGTCGCCCGTCCTTCCACTGGTAGGCTGTAGCGCGAGGGCAACCGAGAAACTGGACGATCTCAGGCGCGGTGTATGGGGCAAGGTCTTCGGTGAAGCTCATGGGCGAATCCTACCCCATAAAAAAAAGTGTGCAATGCAAAAATAAAAACTGGACAAGTGAATGCAATGCATACATTGTTTGCGCATGTCCAACACCAACCAACAAGTCGACTCCATCATCCTCATCCTCCCAACCAAAAAACAAAAACCAACTCCACAACGGAGTGGCCCACGTGGCCTCTTCACAAAACAAAAATAATCCAAGCCCTTCGGGGCAGATCTTCCAAAAACAACAAACCAACAAACAAATGCTGATCCAACGTAAGTCTGATAAAACATTCCTCACTCTCTCATTTGGTTGGGCTAAAAGTCCAAACAATCTCTCACTTGCCTGCACTACGCAGGCTTCACTTCCGGCAGTCTGCCAGAAACTCAACATCGACCCATCCAAGGTCGAACTCATCCCTTTCGAGGTAGCTTATAAAGCTGCCTAATCACAATGTGCCATGCGCAAAAAAAGCGCATGGCACGTAACGCAAAAAGTAAATGGAAACGCCGCTAACAGACCTCAGGGAAATCGACATGGACAAGCGAGATCTGCCTTCAAGTGCCAAGCTACCCGAATACGCCAGACTGTGCCGCGAGCTTGAAACGGCATTGCGCGGCATGATGGAGATGCATTATGGATACGTCGATGATCGGGCTGCAATGGCTGCCGCTCTTCTTTCTCTGCACAACACCGAAGATACACAGCCATGAAATACCCAGACTGCATCTTAATCGACTGCGACCAGCGCACACCGGAATGGTTTGAAGCTCGAAAGGGCCATCTAACCGCTTCCGCATTCGGCACCTGGCTGACCAAGAACGATGCGACAAGCCGGAAGGCTAAGATCACTGCGACCGCTGCCGTGCTTGCTCAGGCCGCTGGTTTTCCTGATCCGCCTGTTTTTGAGAACGCCGACATCAAACGAGGCATTGAGCAGGAGCCAGAAGCTCTTCAGTATTTTCAGCGCATGACCGGGCTGACGGTTGATCCTATCGGATTCGCCAAGTCCAAGCACGGCCTTTTCGGATGCTCACCCGATGGATTGATTCTCGAAACGGCATCCGGCGTTGAAATTAAATGTCCAAGGGCATCAAAGTTAATCCAGTATCATCAAGCTGGCGAATTGCCGTCCGAATACAAAGACCAAGTTCACGGCAGCATGGCCGTCACCGGCGCAACATCCTGGCATTTCTTGGCCTATCATCGCGGTCTTCCGGCGTTCCACATCGAGGTCCAGCGCGATGATTACACCGAGTCGATACTGACCGGATTGAAAGCATTCTCAGCCTATCTCTACGAAACCAGCGAGCGCATGACAGCGTTGGCCGAATCTCAGTCGGCGTTGCTTGAGTGGTCGAAGTCAGAATCCGAACTGCAAAACGCGCAATGAACACAGAAAACGATCCGCTGATCCCAGTTCGGGCCAGTGAATGGGCAAAGCTTAATCAATGCGTAAAAGAAGCTAGATGGTTGCCGCCAGAAACCGCTCCTCGCAACGGGACTCTTATTCTAGGCGACTTTGGGTGGCCGTGGGCTAACTTTGCAGTCTGGGACGAATACGACGAGCATTGGTGCATCTCAACTTTACAAGCGTGTCCAATGGCTAGTGGTCGCATCAACTCATATATTGAGACAGACACCGAAAAATTAGCATCCTTGAAACGCTGGATGCCGCTTCCGAAATTGCCAAAATGACTCCTCAACAAATCATCGACCTGACCGCGGAAATCACCGGCATTCCGCGTGAAGAAATCACAAGCCGCTGCCGGGAGTTTCCGATCTGCAAAGCTCGCAATATCGCAGCCTGGGGGATTAAGCTCATTCGACCGACATGGAGCTTGATCCGAATCGCCAACGAGCTTGGAATGACGGACCATGGAAGCGCACGACACGCCCTGATCCGCTGTCAGGAACTTTACGACAGCAATGCCGAGTTCCGACAGATGGTAAATAAGCTAAAATCTGCAATCACAAAGACCAACGCCAGAATCCTGCCATGAATCCCGCGCCCTCCCGCTCCGCTACGTCACCGACTTCCTCGCGGGAGTCATTGGCAGCGATCTATTGTTGTGTGTCTTCATTGCCGGGAAAAACGCGGAATCAAAGATACCTCGAAAAGCTCAAGCTGAATCCTGAAAAATATCGAGCGCACCTAGAGAAAAACCGCAATGGAGCGAAAAGACAAAAAGAGAAAGAGCGTAGCAACCCGAATCTATGGCAAGACCGCATTCAAAAACAACGCAACCGACGATCAAATCCAGACTATCGCAGTCGAATGAACGCAAAAGACATGGAACGCCAGCGCGGACTGCCTGACAGCACCGTGGCAAGCATCCTCGGTCTAAAACTGGCAGACTGCCCTAAAGAACTGATCGAAATGAAACGAGCGCACATCTGCCTAAGCAAAGCACTTGGAACCAAAATGAAATCAATATGAACACAATCGAGAAACTGAGAAAGAAGATGGCTAGCACCGTAACGGCACTGGAGAAGAAGGAAATCAGCGCGGAGGAAGCCATGGCAATCTGTCGCGCCGGGGCGGTAGTCATCGGCTCACTGCGGGTGGAACTGCAATACCGCCAATCACGCGCCGAAAAACCAGTGATCGAATTTATGGATTCTCCACACAACCAACCGACGCTATGAAAACCAATTGCTCGCGCTGTAATGGCGATCATCCTTCCTGCTACGTTTGCCAAGACCGACGAATAGACGAGGAAATAGCACAACTTGAATACGCTTTTGAGATGCACGAAAAATGCTGCGAACATTTGCAACTTGATCCTGACCATGCTTCGCAAGGCGACACGCTGCTGGAAGCTATTTGCAAACTGGAGAACCAAATCAATCTACCATGAAAATCACCATTGAACCCACCAAGGACCAGTCTAACGAGAAGCCAAACATGAAGCATCCGGTAGTCACCATCTTGGTGCCAGATGACGACCTTATGTTGCCCGACGTGCTAGAGATGCTTGTGGAACCCGCGCTGCGTGCGTTTGGCTACGGGTATGCCAGGATTGAACATGTGGAAAAGTTCGACCAATGAGCCAGATTTACATCGGCATCGACAACGGCCTGACAGGCGGCCTAGTCGCGCTCTCCGATCACCCAGGACCGCCGATTGCCGGCATTCCGATGCCGACAAGAGGCAAGTCTAAAGGCAACGAGGTCGATGCGTGGGAAGTCATGCGCTGGCTCTCTCAATTCGATCTTAGCTCCTCGACCGTGATCCTCGAAACCCCCGGTAAGCATTCACCAGGAGCACAAGCTCTCTGCTCAATGTGGGATAGCTACGGGGCCATTCGTGGAGTGCTCGAAAGCAAAGCAATTCGCCATCACAGAATCGCGCCGCAGACATGGCAAAAAAAGATGCTGCCGGGATGCGCTAAGGGTGACACAAAGCCAGCGGCACTGCTCAAGGCGCGTCAACTCTGGCCGGATGAAACATGGCTAGCATCGACGCGATGCACGAAGCCGCATGACGGCATGATTGACGCGGCTTTGATCGCCGAATACGCACGAATCTCCAACCTCTAACGCCCCTGAGCACACGACCCCACGGAACGAAGCCTAACGACTATGAAAACCAAGAACCGAAATCGAAGCCGGAAACCGTCGCAAACTGGAGACGTAGTGGGGGTCGATGTGCCTCGGCTTGTTCGGGTTCTTCCGTGCGCGTTTTGCGGCTACGAGTTCGACCACGACTCACTCGGCAAATATGGGTGTCCAAACTGCGAAAGTGAAGGACTTGGCGAAATAACAGAAAATGGCACCAAGCAAAAAATTCAGAAAAATTCCGCCTACTGCCATAAGGGGCAATCTGCCGAAAACCACTCAAAACAAGCCAAAATGCCAACTATCAGAAAAGCCGTTTGCTATAATGGGGCCGCGATGAAAACAAAACACGGATACAAAGTAGAATATAAAAACGAGACGCTAGGCCACAAAATGGATTACTTCTTCTCGTCCAGTCGGGGACTGACTCCGCTGGAACTAGCGAAGGAGCGAGTGCAATTCTTGAAGGATAACAAGTTCACGGATCGCAAGTCCATCAAGTTGTCAACAGCCACGCGAACAATCACCGGGGCTACTCCGATTCACATTATCTGATCCGAACATTCCGATCACGGACGCCTAAGCGTTTCGTGCATCACTCAGTTCTAAACAATCTCACCAACACACAACACAATGCAACGACTGAACATTAACGTAAGCCTAATCGACAAGTCCGAACTCTACGAAGGCAAGAAGGGAAAGTATCTGAGCCTGACTCTTTTTGAGAATCGAGACGGAACCGATCAGTACGGAAATGCGGGATTTATCGTCCAAGACATCGGCAAGGAACGACGGGAAGCCGGTCAGAAAGGGCCGATCATTGGCAACTGGAAGCACGTCAACACGGCACCAGGCCGCACCGTGATGCCGAAGACTGCGACGGCACCGCCTACGCCGCCGAAGAGTGGGTATGAGCCAGATCCGAATGACGAAACCGCCGACATTCCATGGTAATTTGATTTGATTTTCCCTAGGCTCCCGGCGTGTGCCGACGAGTCGCGCCATCCGCTGACCGCTCGCCTAATTTCAGAAGGGCTGGGAGGGCGGCAGCGGAGGCAGGGAACTATTGTTGGCAAATTTAAGCAAACATTCCGTTTGCGCTGAAACCGGGATTTCAGCAATCTGAACGCGTCGTTGAAGACGACCATCCGACTTGAGCCGGAATGAACACAATCGAACCATCAATGCGGCCACTTGGCCATTTCGGGAATCAGCATCGCGCTGATTCGCTCAAGCCGGAATGACCCTGTGGCCGCGCCTTTTTTGAATATGATGACCATAAAAATTGATCCTGAATTTAAGGCGTTGATCCCGCCACTCGCGCCGGAAGAACTGGCACAGCTTGAATCTAACATTATCCGTGATGGATGCAGAGACCCACTTGTCGTTTGGAGTGGGTTGTTGATCGACGGCCACAACCGACACGATATTTGCACGAAGCACAAGATCGCGTTCGAGACGGTTGAGATGAAGTTTTTGGACCGCACGGCGGCAATGCTCTGGATGATCGACAACCAGAAGGGCCGACGCAATGTTAGCGACTACGACAAGGGGTTGCTGGCGATGCGGAAGCAGGAGCTGCTCAGGCCGATGGCGGTTGCCAATTTGTCTGCGGGTGGAGGTGATAGAAAATCGCCTTTGGCAAAATTGCCGAACCCGATTTCCAAGATCGACACCCGGCGCGAGGCAGCGAAGGAGGCTGGGATTGGCGAGCGGACCCTTGATGCTGTGAAGCTCATTAAAGACGCGGCGGACAAAGGGGAAATTCCACAACAAACCGTTGACGACTTGAGACACCGGAAGGTTGCCATCCACAGAGTCGCCAAGGACATCAAGGAAACCCGTCAGAAAGCAGCCCGTGAAGAAAAGCGAGTAGAGGCAGTAAAGGAAATCGACATTCCTGAAAACCTAATCATTGGCGACTTCCGCGACCATGCTGGCAAGATTCCAGACGGCAGCGTTTCACTTATTTTCACCGACCCGCCATACGATAGAAAAGCGTCTGAAATGTTACCGGAGCTTGGGGAGTTTGCCGCGTCTAAACTAATGGAAGGCGGAAGCCTGATTCTATACGTCGGACAAACCCAAATCCCGGCCGCTCTTGACGCTCTAAGACCGCATTTGCGCTATTGGTGGACCATCGCCTGCGTCCATGCTGGACGGTCAACCGTGATGCGTGAATACGGTCTAAACGCTGGATGGAAGGCTGTTCTTTGGTTTGTCAAAGGCACTAGGCATGACAACAGCATCATGGTGAACGATACCATGAGTGGCGGTGAGGAAAAGACGCACCACGACTGGCAGCAATCACAAAGTGAGGCAGAATACTGGATCGGAAAGCTCACCAATAAAAACGACGTGGTCTGCGACCCTTTCATGGGGGGCGGGACAACCGCCGCCGCTTCAAAGAACCTTGGTCGTAGATGGATCGGGTTTGAGATTGACGAAACAAACGGGAAAATCATCGCGGAAAGGGTTTCAAAATGACCAAAAGACGAATCTTTGGGGAGGACAAACCAATGATGGAGTGGATACGATCGCACCCTGAATTGCCATCGTATTCGATCAACCACGGCAGGACTGTCAACGATGTTGATTTTCTGATTCATCAATACATGACCCAGGTGGACTCGCTCGGGACGAGAGAGATTCAGTTCATGCTTCATATCGAGACAAAATCAAGGAACGGACAACCGGACAAATCGCAGACCGATACGCTTTTCAAGGAACATGTGATGAAACGCGGAACCAAGCGGATACATGGGAAGCAGGTCAGGCACCACGGCGTTGGTGTTTTGTCTCTTTCTGGTGAGTCGCCTGCCGACTCAGATTCTATTTCTTGGGGTCGATTTCAAGTATTTGGACCATCACCGGAAATCACATACCGTAAAATTTCTGAAAGCCAGCTTCTTGACATTATCACATTCAGCAGAGATCCCGACACGTTGGCGGAAATGGAACTCCGGCGGCACCACAAGACAAGCCGGATCATCAAACTGGAAAAGGCACCGCTTGGGTTTGAGGTTGTTGTCACGAAAACAAGAAGGTCATAGGCGATGAAACGATTCACCGAAACCCAAAAATGGGAAGACCCGTGGTTCAGGCGACTGAGGCCGGAAATCAAACTGCTCTGGCAGTGGATTCTGGACCGTTGCGACAATGCCGGGGTGATCGACCCTGACATCGACCTAGCCTCCTTCCAGATAGGGTATCAATACCCTATGGATACCCTATTGGAGTTTGGCGAGCGAGCAATCAAGCTGCCGTGTGGGAAATGGTTCATCCCGAAGTTCATCGCGTTCCAATACGGCCAGCTTTCAACCGACTGCAAAGCTCACAAGCCGATTTTTATTTCTTTGGAAAAACATGGATTGAAAGGGTATCCAAAGGGTATCAATACCCTACAAGAAAAGGAAAAGGATAAAGAAGAGGAAAAAGAAATGGAAAAGAGCGGACCAAAACCAATCAAGGCCAAGCAAGAAACATCCGAAGACGGCCAAAAGTTCGCCGCTTGGTTTCGATCACTACTCCCCGAATCAATGCCACTCCCGGCGACGTGGAAAGCCGACTTTGCTCGGTCCTACGATGAGATGATCCGAATCGACAAGAGGACCGACGATGAAATCAGCGAGGTCTGCCAGTTCGGGACAAGTGACCCGTTTTGGTCCAAACAGCTCAAACGCCCCGGATACCTCCGAAAAATCAGCAAGACGGTCGGAATCCAGCACTTCGATCAGATCCTTGACGCCGCCAGAGCCAAGCCAGAGGCTAAGCAGCGGCCAACCATCAACCTAGCAACCTGCAAACTATGACCGAGACACCATCAGCGCCGCTTGCCGAAAAGCGCATCCTTTCGATCATGCTCCAGGAGCCATCGAAATGGATTCCACAGATCATCAGCGATGGGATCACGAAGGAGTTTTTCTTCGTCCATCGACACGCTTGGAATCTGATTGTCGACCGCTTCCAATCGGCATTAAGCCTCGATCCGGTCCACGTTTACGAATCTGAGAAAGCCAACGACCGATTGACCAGCATCGGCGGGATGGCGGGATTTGTCGAGATCCTCACGTTTTCAGCAGGGGTTCCAGGCGCGAGCTATACCCACGACGTCACGCTTTTGCGCGAGGCCGCAGTCAAGCGAACGGCCTACATCGCCGGAAACGCGTTACAAGGCGTCTCTGACGCGTGGGAAGCGTCCGAGGCTATGGGAGCAGCGGAAGACCTTTTGAACGCGCTACGGGCCATCGTAGCGAAGCCCAAAGGCATGGTGACGGCAGACGCTGCTGGCACCGAGTTTTATCGCCGGTTGATTTGCGACTACGAAAACGGCGACATTCCTGGCCGTTCGACCGGCATTGGGATCATCGACGAGGCCAGCGGCGGAATGCGCGACGGCGAACTCTGGGTGATCGGAGCCGAAACAAGCGGCGGGAAGTCGGTGCTGATGCTGCAATTTCTGCAAGCAGTAATTACTGCCGGCAGTCAGGGTTTGCTCTTTACAGCCGAACTGATGGCACCGGAAATCATCGGACGACTTTGCTCGCTCCATGGGCGGATTTCGTATGGCGAAATCACTCAGCCTCGGACCATGGTCCAAATCACCATGGGTAAGCTCAAGGCGACGGTCGAAGACATTAAGCGGTTGCCATTGCTCATTCAGGACCGACCGAGCATGACGATTGACCAGATCGAGGCCGATTGCACCCGCTACCGCGATACACAAGGCCAGATCGGGATCATTGTCGCCGACTACCTCCAGATCATCCGGCTGGAATCAGCATCCAGGCGAAACATGAACCGGGAGCAGGAAAACGCCGAAGTTTCAATCCGGCTCAAGCAACTAGCCAAGGAGATGCGCTGTCCGGTCGTTACCGCAGTGCAACTCAACGACGACGGGAAGGTCCGAGAATCCCGCGCCCCGAGCTTTGATGCGGACAACGTGCTTTACATCACCGACGATGGGATTGTAGCTAAGAAGATGCGAAACGCCAAGCGAGGCGATACATTTCCGCTTTTCCTTAATGGGCTATTACAGAGGTTTCAAGATGGGATCGCACCGCAAAAGGAGAAAGAGAAATCAAGCAAAGGCTGGAAAAAATGAATTACCAATAACCAAACCAATGAACCTACACGACAGACTGACACCGAGAACTGATCTAGCATGGGATCTACACGCGACAACCCACGTCCAACGGGCGCACACATTGAGGAAGGCGGCGCAACAGCTAGAACGCGAGCTGGGATCAGACACTTGTTCAGCGTCTTCGGTTATGGATGACGCTGCGAAAAAGGCAGAGGCGAACCGCAAGAGGTCGGAATCCATGAAGCGTGCATGGGCGACTGGCAAGGGAACGCTGGGAGAAAAGCCAAGATGCGAAGAGATGCCGTGCAAATGCGGATGCGGGAAGATGCCGGAACTGTATCGGCTATACGCAAAAGGATGCTATATTCCCGGCGCTGCTCGTATCGGAACCAAGAATCTAGCAGAATGGACAGCAAAACAATCGGTCGGCTTGGTGAATGCTCACAAAAAAGGATTGTTCGTTGATGTATATAAAAAGCGGCGAGAAAAGACACTGGTTAGCCGCCCCAAGTGTAAATGCGGATGCGGGAAACCAGTAGTGAAAAGCAAAGCGATTTACGCCCCAGGATGCTTCGATGCAACCACACCAGAAAAACAAGCAAAAGCCAGAGAGACAAGGGACTGGAGTAAGCTATCACCGAAATGTGAGCAAATGGCGGAGCAAATGAAAATGTGGAAGACAACCGGGAAGTTGGACGAAATCCGCCTCAAGTCAGGTAACGCAATTGGAATGCTCGATCACCTCGCCGCGAAGGTCTGGATCATCCGTGACCCATACGGCAACCCGCACAAGTTCAGCAACCTTGCTGAATGGGCGAGGCAAAACAAACATCGATTCGTGGATGATCGTCCTGAATCTCGCGGTCCGTTCTGGAAAAGGATTTCGTGGGGAATCATTGCTCTTCTAAAAAAGGATGGACGGTCTTGCTCTTATCGCGGGTGGACGGCTGTCAGCAAGCTGGAGCTTGACGCTGGCGGGATGGATCTACTTGGGCGCGATTATTTTCAGCAGAACAACTCGACAAACGGCGGTATCCCGTCCGCTTAGTCGGCCTGTTCGCCCGATTAAACAGTTCAATTTGCGCTGGAATGCGAAACAAGCAAGTGGACTAGGGAAATAGGTTGCGACGCGCTAGAATGGCATCCTAGCGCAAAACCAGCGAAGCGAACGACAAACAGTGAAAAGACAATTCCAAACCAACGAGTCAAGACTGAAAACAAAATGAACGTGGAATCAATGAGTTACAAACGAGAATGGAGCTTGACGGAATCCCCCGTCAAAGGGCGAAATACGGATAACCCCCTGCCCCCCCCCGCCCCCCCCGCCCCCCCGCCCCCCCGCCCCCGGTTCAAGGAATCTTTTATCTCTACCTCTTAATCGGGGTTTGTTGCCGG